CCTTCCATCAGATCATCCACCCACATCCTTGATTCCTTAACAAATTTCTTCTTTATCTTGTAAAAGTTCCTAGTACCTAACAACCAAGCAACTCCAAACCCTTCTCTAGGAGCTACACCAAAGCAAGCTAACAATCCATCTTCAGTTGTCTTGACGCTATAACACTTGCTACTTGTTTGAAAGGAAAGGACAACAGCATCTTTAGGATGGTGCATTAAACCTATACACTCCATCATATCTTCCTCCCTTAAATCATCGTATAACATAGGAGCATCAAGGTCAGCCATGCTAGGTTCTATTCTAACTTCCATATCTTCTACTCCTTGGTATCATTGTAGATTCAAACTCTGCTGCTAAAAGCTTCACTGGTAAAGCACTAGAAGATTTAATTTCGATAGTGGCATCATTAGGTTGAGCTTGAACAGCAAACTTAAAGAATCCAGTCTCAGGAGTGAATTTGTTAAGAGTGCTGACAGAGGCTAACAAACTTGGGTTATAGGTGTAAGTATAGGTATCTCTAAATTTAGGAGTTACTTCTACAGTAAAGTGTCCTGTGTCTGCGTATTCAACACTACCATTACGAATAGTTTGAAAGGTATAATCAGAAGCAGATCGTCCTCCTCTTTCTGTAGGTTGTTTCAAGTTCTGCTTAGAGAACCTGTATAACATATCATATTCAAATCCTACAAAGAAGTCATATTGACTAAGGTATTCGTAGCTGTTAGGACTCCAAGCAGGAGCAGAATCAATAAGCCCAGTAGCATCCGTCCAATAGATAGAACCTGGAGCATCAGGAAGTATAGAAGAAGATGAAGTATGACCTGTAGTACAAAGATATAAACCTCCATCGTAAGATACAAAACTAGCTATAAGACCACTAACGGCAGCTTTAGTATTGTCAGCATTATTTATTATCAAGTCTCTTTTAGTTCCGTTCTTAGTATAAAAAGACATACCACTTTGGAAGTTAAAACCATTCTGAGCACGAATCTCACTGACATTAGTTAACTGTTGTCCGTTGATACTTAGAGGTGTGGGAGTACCGATAGGATGCCAACCGCCTAGACTTACATAAGAAGAATTACCATCTACTCTGTGATCTAATAATAAAGCATAGTCCTTACCTGTCTCAGTCAAATTGTTCTCCATAGGTATCTTTTCTAAGTAAGTACCTACTGCATCGGAAGTTATGACATACAGAGTAGCTTCAATAAAGTAGAAACTTCTTACCTCTCTTGTGAAACTAAAAGTCATCCAAGCACTCTGTATCTTCTCTCTTCCTTGCCAAAAGTATTTATACAAGTACAACTTCTTATAGTCAGCATCTGATTGTACAACTATCATATTCTCAGCTGCACTACCTTCCATCCTGATTATATTATTAGGTATGTACTTATTAACTTGTTCTGTAATCTCAGCAGCATTGTAAGTCTCTGTGTTATTATCCACAGTATATTCCAACACACCTTCAAAGTTATTCCTTTTAAAGTTGAAATAGATGTAACTACTTAATGCTAAAGGTCTTATACTATCTGATACATCGTACTCAGTAACAGGGGATATAGTAACAGTCTTAGGTGTTAACAAGTCTCCTCCTCTAAGTACAAACTGAGTCTTAGGAGAAAAGATCATTAGCTTCTGTTGGAATGCCTGTGCAAATTTAAGAACACTAATCTGAGTGTGTGATATACCTACATCTATAGGAGCAGAGTCTAACAGGGATTGAGTTGTAGTTCTGAAGAAGTTAAAGTATTCATCAGCTTCAGAGAACACTACGGAATCATTAGTAAGAAATCCTAACCTGTTCTTAAAGAAGAAGATATCGTTTATTTGTTTATCTAAAAAAGAAGGAAATGGATTACTGTTATCGTCTCCTGCTGTCCTTGGTTTCCAATTGACAGTACTTAAAGTTAAACTTGTTATCTTACCTGTGGCTTGGTCTGGTATGAGTCTAACGGGTAATGTTGTTTGATCAAAAAATGTATCTATACCTGAAGTAGCTCCTTTATTAGTTTTATCTTGCTCCCAACCGTTTGTCTCTATCCAAGAACCCTCTCCAAAGTCTTCATTATCTTTAGTCTTAAATTCTACATAGTAATCATCTTGAGCTAAATCTGCATCTCCTATTATCTTAACTTTAAATTGATTATAACAACTTTTAGGTAAATCAGTAATACTATCTACTTCTTTATAAATAGCACCTAAAGCTTGATCTCCCAATCCATCAGCCACTCTAATCATAAAGTCTGTATCTGCTGATATTTTAATAATACTTCCATTTCTTTCAGTACTAAACTTTGTAGTAGAACCTGATACAGTGACAGAATTTACAGTAACCCATCCCACTCCTGGAGTTGTTTGTGTTATATCTGCATTTTTAGTATAACTATTTCTTCTATTTGCGTTATAGTATTCGCTTCTTCTAATAGTTAGTAAAAGACCTGTTTGTGTTCCTGTGTTATAAGGGGAAGTAGAAACTGAATTGCTATAACCTGTACCTTTTTGAAGAAGCGTACTTGAGACTACAGCACCTCCACTGACAGTGCATACACCTCCAGCACCGCTTCCTATTTTCGTACCTGCATCATATTGATCCACAAAGAAACTATAACGAGCAAAGCCTTTAAAACTAGTAGCAGAATTAGGACCTAGACCACTACCTCCTGAAAATGTAAAATCTTCTAAAGTACCTGCGGAAGCTATAAAAGTATCTATACAAGTTTGCAAATCTCTAGCTATAAACTCTGTATCCGCGTGTGTTCCTGCGTGTGTTCCTGTGCTAGGTCCACTAATATAAGTAGATGGTTGAGAACCTGTTACATGAACATACTCATGGTGATTGTCTAGAGAAGTATCTGGTGGAACTAATTGACCATCTAAATATACACTGTAAGCTTTCTCGTAGTCACCTTGCTTAACAAATATTAAAGCTTCTGTATCTAATGATATACTTTTAAATTCATCCCCTGTCTCTTTCGCTACAGTCTGCTTTGTATTAACAAGGAAGGTAGAGTCTGCAATGGTTAAAGCTCTTAGGTCTTGTAAAGGATTAGCACTAGAAGCTACTGATAGATAAGTACTTGCAGCAACAGAAGGTGCATTGATGTGTATAGAAGTCTTAACATCTTGAGTAAGGTCAAATGCCTTTAATCCATTAACAGTGTCGTAGGTAATAACATATTGATTCTGATCATCCCTGTTGACATAGTGAGTGAATAAGTTTCTTAGTTGTAAGTCACCTGTATCTCCAAAACAAGTACCTAAATCAGTATCATATAAAAACCTAGAATTAGGTCTTTTTACAAGTCCTTCTACTACAGTTGACCAAGCATTGATTTGTTCGTCACATTGACCAGGGTATCTTAAATTGTCAGGTTGTTGTGATACACCTTGGGCAAGGTTAGGTATACTGGTGTGAAGCAAAGGCATTATCTATCAAGTACTCTAAGTACACTATAGTGATCAAAAATAGTTCTGTCAGCGTTCTCAGAGTCGCTTTCGATAGCTCTTGCTTTTGCTTCTATCTCATCCCTCAAAGCAAATCCTTCTATCTCACGACTACCTAAGAAGCGAGCAGCAAAGATACGAGCAGCCTTGACAGCAATGTAATGTCTAAATTGTTCAGGAAGTTCTTCAAAGTCCAACTCAAAAGTAATAATAGCTTTTAAGTCCTTAGTCCAAGTATCTCTGTGGTTCTTCCTGTCGTATAATGTAGTCCCTCTTTGCACAGCATCAACATCTGTATATATCTCAGGGTCTAAGTCTACCTTTAAAGTGTTAACTGGTAATGTAATCTTACTTGTAACAGAATCAGGAACAAGTGGATAATCATACTCAGTATTAAAATGCCATCCTTCTGATTGGATAGCTTTACTGGTTTCGTCTAAAGCATGGACTGCCTGTGTAACTGTAACAGGGACACTAGTACCGCTTAGAGTGTTAACAGGTGATTCTCCTATTACGGAGATCATTATATTTACTGCTTCTAGTTTAGTTGTCAGTGCCATAGCTTAATAAATAAAAATATCGATGAGGGGTGCGGAACGAATCACAGACCACCCAACACCGAAGAGAGAATCCGATTAAGATACTAATTCGATAGCACACTCAGGACGGAGGATTCCG